TCCATCCATGTCAATCGCGGCATCAAGCAGGTTTGTATATGCTGGGGCTTGGGCTACAGCGGTTGCCGTGATAACAATATCGCCGATCACCTCTGGAATAGCTATGACCCCATCTTTGTAAAATGTGGACACGTCCTCACCTCCCATCATGATTTTTACATTACTGACTTCGCACCCCGTGTCGGCAGTTATCGCAGTACAATAAGACTGCCCGTCGATGACATACGCGCGTGGGTTGCTACTTGTGCATTTTGTCAAAGCGACCCGTACAGCTCGCCTCAGCACGTCCGTGCTGCCACGCAATACAGCAGCAGTCACGTCCTTCCCGCCCATCGTCACTTTGATGGATTCAATCAATTTGCCGTTCGTGGGAGTGATGCTTGCTACGAACGGCTGGTACTGCTGCACAGATGCCGCTCCGTTGCTGACTGTGACATCAGTGAGTGTTTTTGTGATGCTGTACGTTGCGATATCTGCCGTCACTGTCTCCGGCGTCCCGTCGATCATAGCTGCTCGGAAAGCGTTGATTTTTTCGATTGTAATGCCGCACGACACCATAAAATTAACCACCTTATCGCGGAATGTCGCACCAGGATAGGCATTCAAGTAGTTAATCTCGCGCGTCCACGGCGTTTCGTTCCTGCGACGGGCTTCCGCATCTGTGCTGACGCCAGAATTAAAACTCGAGAGTTCGTAATCCTTATCACAGTCGGATTGTGATACCCCAAGTATCGCTTCGCACAGCAGAGCGACCACGCCCGTTCGATCTGCGCCCGCAGAGCAGTGGAAGTATGTCGGCTTGTTTGCGATGACATAATCGAAGAGCGGGTCGAAGATCGCCTTGATATTCCCGCTTGACTTCTGATACGCAAGGTCGTTCCATGTCATATCAACCCACAGCATATCTACGGTCGGTCCAAAGCCACTTTCTGTCCTGCCGTTCAGTTCAGACGCAAAACGCAGGTCAATTTCCTTGAGGATTCCGAGCATATCAATCGCCTGTTGTCTGCCGTCATCGGTCAGATATCCATACATCTCGCCGCCCCTGAAGAGCAGCCCGTACTTTACCCTGCCACCATCGCAATCCCAGCCTCCAAGATCGCGCACGTTGCCCACGTTCAGCAAATGAATCATGCGGCACGCTCCGGTCGGTTTAATGACGCCCTGCTGGATAACTTTTCCGCCAACAAGCAGCACAAAAGTTGATATCGAGCCCGGTGTGCAGTTATAGATTGTGATTGCTCCTGCGCTGACCGGCTGCGAAACACTGTTACCTGTGTACCCGTCCACGATTGTCAGCGTTCCGGCGGACTTCATCACAATGTCTACGCCAACAGGTCGGTTTGCGCTCACTGTCGTCACATATTCGGGTATCTGCGAGACAGCGTAGTCCGAGGGGTCGTAAGTGACGTTTTTCAGATACCTGTCTACCTCTGCGCGGCACTGGTCAAATGTGTACACTTCGGTTTCCACTCCGGTGTTCAAGCAGCGCCTCACAGCATCGCCCATCTCCGCGACTTTGTATTTCGTTGCAGTGCCATTTTTCTCGCGGATAGCTGCTGCAATGTCCTGTACGGCGGTTTCTTCGTAGAGCTTTTTCATCTCAGTAGCTCACCTCCGTGCCATCAGGCAGGGCGGCTATGACGCTGTTGACAATCTCCTGCTTATCAGCTACCGTCCAATAGTCCGTGCCTCTGACAGGTGTCTTACCGGGTGCGCCGGGTTCGCCTTTTTCGCCGGGATCGCCCTTGTCCCCGCGGAACGCGCCGGAGTCCTTTGCCGCCTGCAGCGCCGTGTTCACGGCCGGGCCGAGCGCGGCGGGGGAGACCTTCGCGTCCCACGCGGCGGCCCGCGCGGCCGTGATGCCGTCGAGCACGCCCTTGTTTTCGTGCATGTGCCGGGCGGCGCTGTTGGCGGCGATCTGCGCCGCCGCGCCGGGGGTCGCGGCCGCGGTACCGTTCGTGCGCTGATACCACTTGGCGTACTCGTCGAGCGCCGCGTTAAAGAGCATCATGCTGTCGGCGTAGTGCGCCGTCTCGTGCGCGGCGTAGTCGCACATGGCGATGACGTAGTACACGTACAGCCGGTCGAACGGCGCGGGCACGAGCAGCACGGTGCTGCGCGCGGTGTCCGCGTCATAGGTGATGCACGCCTCGGGCGCAGTGCCGAGGATGCGCGTCTGGATCATGCTCTCGCATTCGTTGAGCCACAGCAGCTTTGCCGCGTCGTCCCATGCGTTGGGGCAGATCGTGTCGATGCGCGTGAGCGCCTGCTGAAGCGTCGCCATGGTCAGAGCCCCAGCGCACCGCTCTCGGCGGCAAAGCGGGCGGTCTCGCGCTCGATGAGCGCGCCGGTGCGCGCGTCCTGCGCCTCACCCTGGGCGAGCACGAGCGCGAAGCGGCGCGGGATGATCACGTCCTCGCCGCGCGGGATGCGCACGGTCTCGCCGTTGACGGTCACGACCTTGTCCTCCTTGTAGCTGCCGTTGTCGCGGAACAGACGCACGGTCACGGGTTCGCTCAGCCAGGCCTCAGCGGCGGCGCGGTCGGTCTTTTTTCTGGTTGCCATAGTTGTTTCCTCCTTGTTGTAGGTGCGCCTCCCGCCGCGCGGGCGGGAGGCATGGGTGGATTTCTTTACTCGGTGTAGGTGCTGCAGGTCTCGATGCGGCGGATGGCGCTGTCGTCGAGACGCACGGCGACCTTCGTGGCCTTCCAGCCGACGCTTGCGCGCTGGTTGAGCGGGTCGCCCGTGCCGGCAGAGCCGAGCTGCTTGACGATGTGCTCCAGACCGCCGCCGGTGATCTCGGTCGTGCCGTAGCCGTCGGCGCCGAGCACGAGCGTGACGTACACGTCGCGGCCCTGCGCGCCGGCCTCGCCGGGGTAGATGATGGCGTTGTCCTCGGCCGTGACGGCGGCGTCGACGGTCATGGAGCTTGCGGTGTTGGCCGTGACGGTCACGCACGCATTGCCGATGAGTACCTGGCGGCCGACGAGTGCGCCGGCCTGGACCGTGCCGCCGTCGAACGGGAAGGTGGTCTTGCCGCTCACCGCGCCGGCCGTGAGCAGGGTGCGGCTGTCGCCGGCAAGATCGGCCGCGTGGAAGATCTTTGCCTCCGTGCTCTCGACGAAGCGGCAGCCCTCAATCTTGCCGATCTCGCCCTCGTACATGTGCTCGGTGTCAACGTACTGGTGGGGGGCGAGCCACTTCGGGTCGTTCATGAGGTCATAGGCCACGTCGGGGTGGATGATGACCGGGAACGCGCCGTCGATGCGGCGGCAGTTGGCGTTTTTGAGCGCGCGCACGGCGCGGCGGATGCAGTCGACGGTCAGGTAGTTGTTGTCGGCGGCGCTGGCGTTGCCGCCCTGCAGCAGGTAGCGCGCGGACACGGACTCGTCGGCATACTGCACGTTGTCGCCGCCGACGAGCACCTCGCGGGTGATCGTGTCGAGCGTGCGGCCGGCCTGCGCGCCGAGCAGCTTCGTGGCCATGGTGAGGTTGTTGTCGATGGCGGTCAGCAGCAGCAGGTCGCTCATCTGGATGTAGCCGCCGTACTGGCGCACGGCCGCCTCGACGGTGGTCATGCTCAGGCTCTGGCCGTCGGGGGTCACGCCCTCGGTCAGGGCGGTCAGCGCCTTGCCGAGCGGGGCGAAGCGGCGGAACTGGATCGTCTTGCCGCCGTTTGCGGGGATGGGGTGCTTCTGCGCGAACTGGTCGTGCACGAGCTCGGGCTCGGCCGCGTCGATGAGGTAGTCCGAGTAGAACGTCTTCATCTCCTCGGTCAGGCTCTGCTGGGTGGTCACCTGCGTGTTTGCGTCAAACAGGCGCAGGTCCATGTGGATGTTTTCCATACTCATGTCTCCTTTTTTCTCTGCTGTCCGCTTCCGGGGACAGCGCCGGGGCAGCGCCCGGCCGCTGCGCTGCCGTTGGGTTTTGTCTCCTGCGCGGGGACGCGGCCGGTGTCCTCCGCAACGTGGCCGGGGTAGGCCGCGGCGAGCTGCCGCAGGCCTGTCACGGCCACGGTAAACGCCGCGCGCACATCGGCCCGGTCGTCCGCTGCGATGGCTGCGTGCCCGGCGCAGAGCGCGCGCTGCACGCCCTGCGCGCCCAGCGCATCGAGCGCGCCTGCCAGCGCGCACACGAGCGCCGACGCCCCGGCGCACACGATGTCTCTGCCCGGGCAGAAGTCTGCGTGGCCGTCCGCGCGCAGCACGCACCGCCCGTCCCGGCGGATGTACGCGAAGCGGGTCACAGGCTCAGCTTCACGCGCTCGCCGCGCTCCGCGCGCGCGGCGAGTGCCGCGCGGTCGGCGCGGCTCATGCGCGACACGTCCGGCCGCACCACGATGCCGGCCCCGCCGCCGCCCAGGCCGTTTTCGGCCGGGCGCAGGCCGCGGGCGCGGATGTGTTCGGCCACGCGCTGCTCGGCGCTGCGGCCCGCGCGCACGCAGGCCGCCTCCAGCAGCGCCTGCGCGTGCAGCGCGAACCACGCCGTGCGCACGTCCACACCGGCGCGCAGCAGCGCGCAAAACTGTGCATCGCTCAGCGCTGCGCCCAGGTCAAAGTCCGGGCACTGCGCCGCCAGCTCGTCCGCCTCGCGCGACCAGCGCGCGGCGGATTCCTCGGCCGCGCGGCGCGCCCGCTGCTGGGCCTTGCGCTCGATCGCGCCGCGCAGCGCGCCGACGGTCACGGCCTCCTCGGCCGGCGCACGCGGCGCGGCCGTTTCGGGTGCTGCGGATGCGCTCTGCTCCGGCGCGGTGGGGATGTTTTGTTCGTTCATACTCTGTGCTCCCTTCTGCCCTCAGCGGGCGCTCGCTGTGATGACGCGGTTTTTCTCTGCCTGCGCCCGCAGCAGCGGGTCGGCGGACGTGTCCGTGCCCGCGTCCGGCGTCTCCGGCTGCGGCGGCACGATGCTGCTGCGCACGGCCTCAAGCACCTTGTCGCGCCCCGGAAACTGCATCATCTCCAGCATCGGCACGGCCTGCTGCGCGAACGCGGGGTTAAACACGCCCAGCTGATACAGCTGCCGTGCCAGCTCGTTTTGTGACGCGGTCGCGTACGGGCTCTCCTTCTGCGCGTGCACCGACACGTCGAATGCCGGCGCGCGCAGCAGCGCCATGCCGTCGGCGTCCATGCCCACGGTCCTAGCCTGCAGCCCGGCGTTGGAGTACGTGCAGAACGCATAGCCCTGCGCGCCCGGCGCCGCCACGCGAAACGGCCGCGTCTCGGTGTAGTACGCGCGGATGAGCTCGATCACGAGCTCGACCACGCGCTCGAACGCGCGGTAGCTCGCGCGCAGCGTGTCACGGCTGGACTTGCTGCCGGCCTCCTGCAGCGCCGCGATGGCGCTCGCCGCCGTCACGCCGCCGGACACGCTGCCCTGCGTCACGTCGCGGCTGTTGCTCGTCTCCTTGAGCTCGTCGATCTTCAGCTGCAGCATGTTCACCCACTGGCCGTCGAGGTTGTAGAGGCTGATCTGGCGCAGCCGTTCGTCGTCGATGCTGCCCTCAACCTCGACGAGCGGCTTCGACCAGTCGAGAAATTCCTGCGCGTTCACGCCGCAGCCCTTCTTGACCCAGAAGCGCGGGGTGGAGGCCTTCATGCTCATCTCCAGCAGGTTGCCGCTCAGGCGGTCGATGTACTGCTGCGGGTCTTTGCTCACGGCAATCATGCCGAAGCCGCACGGCGTGCCGGCCTCGGGGTAGAGCACGTCGAACACGATCGGGTACTGCCCGTGCGGGTAGAAGCCGCCGGCCATGGCGGGGTCGTTCTCGCTGGCGTAGAGCAGGTCGCGCCCGGTGAATTTGATCAGGTGCAGCGCCGTGCCGCCGCCGGGCAGCGGCTTTTTGTAGTACCAGTCGACGACGATACTCTTGTTCGAGGTGTCCACCGCGTCGTCATACAGATACTGCGCCAGCTCCACGCCGCAGTTGCCGGGCCGCGCGTCGGGCCAGGCGGCGGAAATGTCGTCGTTGTCCATGAGCGCGCACACGAAGAGGTTGCGGCTGGCCTGAATGTCCGTGATGCCCGGCTCCCAGAACAGGTTCAGCAGGTCGAGCTGGCGCACGGCCACGTCGCCGAGGCCGTTGCTCCCGGCGCTGTCCCAGAACACGCCGTAGGCCGCGCACCCGTGCTTGAGCTTGTACCACCACGCATCGGACCACACCTGCTCAAAGTGCGTCTTTTCCAGCACGGCCGGCACGATGGCCGACAGCGCCTTCGCGTCCGGTTCATCCTGCTCGCTGCGCGGCAGGATCACCGCCTCCGGGAAGCTGTCCATCGCGTCGGCGTGCTTCGAGACAATGGCGTTGAACAGCCACGCGCTCGTCGGCTCTACCACGTCGCCGCCCTGCTCGCGCCGGCGGTCGCGCAGATACTGCCAGTGCCGCAGGCGGTACCACTGCTCGTCGGCGATGATGCGCGCCTCGAGCGCGCGCTTGCCGTCCTTGTACCGGCGCAGAAGCTCCGTGCCGCGCGCCACGTCGTCCGGCGTGATCACGGGCGCGGCCATGTCCGGCCCGGCCGCCTCTGCCGCACCTGCCGCCGCATCCGCCGCGCGGTAGGGCATGGGGTTCGTTTTCTCGTTTGTCATAGACTCTCCTTTGCTGCCGTTTCCGGCGAAATGGTTTACATAACTTTTCGCATTTTGCGAGAAAAAGAGACTGCCGTCGCAGTCTTTTTATGTTTACATAACTAATAACTGCTCAGCGGGTCGAACACTTTCGGCGTCCGTTGTACCACGGGCCGCGGCGCGATGGGGTCGGACTGGCACAGATACCGGATCTCGTCGGCGATGTGGTCCTCCTGCCGCGTGTCCACGTCCTCGGGCGCGTGTGCGTCGTAGCGCAGCAGCGGCAGCGTGCGCCGCGTGTCCCGGCAGTTGCGGAAGACATACAGCATTGGCAGCCCGGCAGCGTCGAACGCCAGCCGATAGTGCACCTGCATCCAGCCGGGCAGGCGCTTGTGGTCGCCCGGCTCGAAGTACACGCCGTACCGGTCGGCAATGTCGGCGATGCTGTCGCCGCGCGATGCGTCCCAGATCGCGGGGTCGGCCACGCCGCGGATATCCCGGCCGCGCAGATAGGGGTGCGTGGCCTCCGTGGTGCGGATCTGCTCGAAGATCTGCTCCGGCGTCCAGCGCACGCCGGTGTCCGGCTCGCCGGGCACGCAGCCGTAGAGCTCGAGGATGCGGTACAGCCGCCCGTCGAAGTCCACCGCCCACCAGCCCACGGAAAACGGCTTGGCGTACCCGAAGTCGAAGCTGCGGTACACCCGCCACGTGTTCGGAATGTCGAACGGCTCGATCACGTGCGTCCACTTCCCGTCGGCGTAGTGCGCGGGGTCGTCGCGCCACTCGGCGAATACCTGCCCCTCGTACACGTTCCAGTCTCCCTCAAGATGCGCGCGCCGCCGTGCGGGCGGCAGCGCCTCCAGCCGCTTGAGATAGCCGGGGTCGCGCTGCATGAGCACCTGGTTGTCGTAGACCTTCGCCGGGATGAACACATAGTCTGCCGGGTCTTCGCCGTCGTGAAACGCGCGGTCGATGAACAGGCGCTTGATGTAGGCGTGGCCCGGCCCGCCGGGGTTGCACGTGTAGTAGATGCGCGGGGCGAAGTCCGTGCGCGTCGTGCGCAGGCAGGTGGCGATGAACGTCAGCCAGTCGGGCTCGAAGTTCGTCGCCTCCTCGAAGCCGATCACCTCGTACTCCTGCCCCTGATACTGGGCGCAGTCGCTGTCGCTGTCGCAGTAGCCCATCACGAGCCGCGACCCGTTCGGGAACCGGAACGCGCGCTCCGCGCCGCTCCACGCGGCATAGCCCGCCAGCTCCCGCTGCAGCGGCAGG